GAGGCTAACAAAGCCGCAGCCCAAGCCCTCATAGACGCTGTAGACGCTGACCAAAGCCTTGATCCTGTCACTAAAGGTCTCATCAAAAGCACACTGACTAAGTTTATGAAAGATAACCTTGGCGTTGACCCTGTTGCCAGAGCACAGGAAATGCTGCAAGAGACTATACTCAAGGTAGGACAAAACCAAGGTAACATTGGTGCTACACAGAAGTATCTAGGGCAGTACGTTGCCCGTATTCAGAAGCAACAGAACGCAAGGGAAAGGCTAGAGGAAGAAAGAAGACGGCGTGAGCAACCCCAGCCGCCTCAACCGCCGCAGCCGCCTCAACCACCACAGCCACCCCAGCCGCCGCAGCCACCCCAGCCGCCTCAACCAGAGCAAGATAAAAGAACTCCTATTGATACGAGCAACATAACACCTGAGACTGTTAGGATTGAAAATCGGTTGGATATACAGAAACGGTTAAAGGAAGAGATGGAACAGAACGCTCAAGATGATCGTTACATAAACAAAACATTTAACATTTACAGCGGCAGAAATGGTGGAAAAGACTTCGGTAATGTCAGTTTTAGTACCGCTTTTAACGATGAAACTGTATCGGCTATAGTAGCGTTTCTTCCAATGTTAAACGAGTTGGCTGACCGATTTAATATACCAAGACTGCGTGGATTCAAAACTATTACCAGTGCAGCCGCTAACCAAGGTGACGGTGTAATGGGCATAAGCCCTCATACTTTTAACTTCCATGCTAGTGGTCTTGCTTACTCAAACTTGGACGCAGAAGAACGTAAAGTCCGTATCCAAAACCATAGAGATATAATTAATGACGGAGAAGCAGAGCGTGAAACCAATCAAGCTAAACTAATCGAGCTTATTGATAAGCACGAAACTGAAAGGAACATGATAGATAATGCGCCAGAAGATCATAAGGCGTATAAAGCGTTATCGAAAAGACAAGAAGAGCTTTATGAAGAAAAAAGAACCTCACTCCTAGCAATAGACAGGCTAAAACCAAAAGCAACTAAAGAAGCAAGCACATGGAAGTTAGGAGACCCTACAACTGAGAGGCCATCTCATTCAGAGGGTTTTTATGACAACGGCTTAGATATTATAAAGAACATTTTATTGCATGAGTTTGGGCATCACGTTCACCAGTATTTTGCACAAGAGGCAGCTAAATCAAACGATACGGTCGAGTTGAGAAGAGCCGCTAAGGTACGTCCAGTGGAACGCTGGATGCTTAGTAACAAAAGCACTTTCTTAAACAAACTGAACAAAGATAAACAAGCGACCAAGTACGCAACAAAGAACCAAGTTGAATGGTTTGCAGAGAACTTTGCTTTGTACTGGAGTAACAGGCGTGATCTGGTTGACCCACAGTTTGTATCTTTGCTAGAATCTATGTTAGGAGGGACTTTTAGTAATGACTAGAGCTTATGATCAAGCAGCCGCTATACTTGAAGAAAAAGGGTTAGACCTTACGGATGCTGATGTTGAACAGATAAAGTTCTTGTCTGCTGGTTTTACATACGAAGAAGCCACTGACAAGAAACCTTGGCTCTTTGAGTGTATAGATCAAGTCAGAAACACTGAAAACTCCAAGTTGTCTCCGAATGGGAGCACCTAAGAACCCACGCCTCAAATCGCCTTCTAAAGTAGGCAGTGGACCCCATCCCCAGAAGGCACCCAAAAACAACTATTTCTCGACACTTATGCAGACCCCAGAGGGTCGAGAGCTAAGACGACAGTGGTCGCTGAAGAAGCGAAAGAACGCTGGTCGTCCTAAAGGTACGCCCGATGGTCTTCGGAAAGAGCAAGCCGACACTATGAGGGCTGATATTAAAAAGGAAGCAGTAAAGGTAGTAGAGATTATGTCAGAGAAGTTTGGAGTAGAAGACGAGTACGCAAAGGAAGCTCTAGGCACAGCCGTAGAGGTCATGCGTATGCAAGGCGAAACCCGTGAGCGTCTATCAGCCGCAAGGTTGATCTTAGACTTCACCAAGCAGAAGCCTGTGTCAAAGTCAGAAGTAGCTGTAGCAAAAGCAGAAGACTTCTTGGCTTCTTTGATTACAGAAGAAGACGATGGACCCAAAGCTAGTAGCGGTTCGTAAGCGTCTACTATCTGAGTTTCCTTTTTACGCGAGTTCTGCGCTATCCATCAGAACAAAAGCTGGCGAGATTGCTCCTCTTAAACTCAACCCAGCGCAGCAAATCCTAGACAAAGCTGTAACCAAACAACTTAAATCTGAAGGTAAGATCAGGATCATTATCCTGAAAGCGAGGCAGCAAGGTCTTAGCACCTACACGGGCGGCTACCTCTATTACTCAGTGTCACAACAGAAAGCCCGAAAAGCGTTAGTTATTACGCACCATGCAGACAGTACGAGGGCTTTGTTCGATATGACAAAGCGTTACCACGAACACTGCCCGCCGATACTGAAACCTCACACTAAATACAGTAGTAGAAGGGAACTATCCTTTGATGTACTTGATTCCAGTTATGTCGTTGCAACAGCAGGTGGAGACTCAGTTGGTAGAGGGGAAACGCTTACTCACGTTCATGCCTCGGAACTTGCTTTCTGGCCTAAGTCAAATGCTCAAGACATCTGGAATGGTCTCACACAGGCTGTCCCGAATACTGCTGGAACTGCTATATTTATCGAGAGCACGGCAAACGGTGTAACAGGCACTTTTCATGATCTTTGGGTAGGTGCAGTGAATGGCACGAATGGCTACGTTCCTGTGTTTATACCTTGGTATGTTGATCCAACATATGTAGAGGATGTTCCAAAGAACTTTAAGCGAACCCCAGAAGAACGGGAGATGGTCAAGAAGTATAAGCTAACAAATGGACAGCTTATGTTTCGTAGACGCAAAGTCGCTCAAAATGGGCTTGACCTGTGGAACCAAGAGTATCCAGCAGAGCCAGAGATGGCGTTTCTGACAACAGGTCGGCCCGTATTCAATCCAGAACAGCTCCAACAGTGTCTTAAAGACGCTAACGATGTCGAAGATAGACTTGCCCTCGAAGGTGATGAGTTTGTCCCTAACATTAGAGGTGAGCTGACCACTTATCGAAAGCATGACGCAGGGGAGACAGGTTATGTCTTGGGGGCAGACGTTGCAATGGGTGTCCGTAATGGAGACTGGTCGGTTGCACAAATCCTCGACTCCAAGAAAAGGCAAGTTGCCACATGGAGAGGACAAGTTCACCCCGATTACTTCGCAGAGGTACTCAAAGCCCTCGGTGAGTTCTACAACGAAGCGTTCATCATAGTAGAAAACAACAGTCACGGTATCCTGACTTGCACAAGGCTAGGGAAAGACTTTGCCTATCCTAACTTTTATACAGAAGTGCAGGTAGACAAGCTCACAGACAGAGAGACTGTCAAGCTAGGCTTCACAACAACCTCAAAGACTAAACCTCTGATCATAGATCAGCTTCGGGCTGCACTACGCGAGGATGAGCTTGAGCTGAACGACAAGACAACCATAAGAGAGCTTATGACCTACATCGTTACTGAGAACGGTGCGATGGAAGCTGAACCCTCTTGCTTCGATGACTGTGTAATGGCCTTGGCCTTGGCAAACCACGTTCATGAAGGAGCTTGGGAACCTGTGGAGATACCTAATGAACTTTACTTGGAAATGGTATAGCAAATGGCAAAAGTAGAAGAATACGAAAAGCTAGAAGATGATGATATTGTCACCATTCTGGACACTGAGATACGACAGTCCATTGGTGCTAATGACAGCGATCTAGCAAGAGAGCGTAAGAAAGTCACTGACTACTACAACGCTACTCTACCAAAGCCAGCTCATGATGGTAACTCTAAGTATGTCTCTCAGGATGTCTATGACACGGTAGAGTCTATGAAGGCCGCGCTGCTAGAAACATTCTCAAGCGGCAACAAGATCGTGAAGTTCGCACCGCAAGGACCAGAGGACGTACAGCTTGCAGCAGTATGCTCTGCCTACACTGATTACGTTCTGTTCAGACAAAATGATGGCTTTGGTCTGTTCCGTTCAGTCATCCACGATGGTCTAGTTGCTAGGGCTGGTATAGCCAAAGTATTCTGGCAAGAGAGCACCGAAGACGACCTGTCGGAGTTCGAGGGATTAACCCAGAGCGAACTGGACATGGTTCTAGCCGAAGATGATGTCGATCTTGTCGATAGTACAGAAGATGAGAACGGTCTACTTAACGGCGTAGTGTCTACACCAAAGGACACCAGCCAAGTAGTTGTAGAAGCTATCCCACCAGAAGAGTTCTTAATTGAAAGCCAAGCTGTAAGCCTAGAGAAAGCTAACTTCATGGCTCACAGGACACGCAAGACGCTCTCAGAGCTTCGAGAGATGGGCTTTAGCGAGGAAAAGCTAGATCGGATAGGCAGCTCACACGAAGATGTAGAGCTAGAGACTGATGCTGAGATACTAGCTCGTTTTGAAGAGATCGGAGCTGACAGAGGCCAGAGCACTAGCAAAGGCTACCAAGATCAAGTCCGTACCATCATGGTTTACGAGGCTTACATCAACCTCGACATCGAAGGCACAGGTATTGCCAAGCTGCACCGCATCTTAAAGGCTGGCGCAGTGATCCTAGAGATCGAGGAAGCACCACGCATACCTTTTGTGTGCTTCACGCCATTGCCTATTCCTCATGCTTTCTATGGCAGTAACTTTGCTGAAAAGCTGGTAGCTACGCAGAACGCTAGGACTATCTTAACACGGTCAATCCTCGATCACTCGATGATCACTAACAACCCACGTTATATGGTTGTCAAAGGTGGCCTGACTAACCCGCGTGAGCTTATCGACAACCGTGTAGGCGGTATTGTTAATGTGAGTAGGGTCGATGCTATCAGCCCAATGCCGCAAGCATCACTTAACCCGTTTGTGTTCCAGACATTACAGCTTCTCGATGAGGACAAGGAAGATAACTCAGGTGTTAGCCGACTTAGCCAAGGGTTGAACAAGGATGCCATCTCGCACCAGAACAGTGCCGCGATGGTTGAGCAACTCGCCACCATGTCGCAGCAGCGGCAGAAGATCATTGCTAGGAACTTCGCTAATCAGTTTGTGAAACCTTTGTTCCATATGATCTACATGCTTGTGGTCGAGAACGAAGAACAGCAGAAGATCGTAGACCTGTCTGGTGAGTATGTGCAGGTGAACCCATCTGTATGGGACAGCAAGCGCGATGTTATGGTGCAGCTCCACCTCGGATACGGTGAGCAAGAAGCAGAGAGCCAGAAGCATCTAGCTATGCACCAGATGTTCTCACAAGACCCTATCCTTCAGCCTATGTATCAGCAGCAGAACGCTTACGCTCTGGTGAAGGACGTAATGGAGAAGGCGGGTATCTTGAATGTCAGTGACTACCTGACACCACCAGATCAGTTACCACCACCACAGCCTGACCCTGCTGCTGAGATGCAGATGCAGATGGCACAGAAACAACTCGAACTATCAGAGCGTCAGACCGCTGTAGCCGAAGCAAAGGCACAGGTAGACGCACAGGTAGCTCAGATGAAGATACAGCTTGAGCAAATGAAAGCTGAAGCTCAACACGCTCTACAGAGCGACAACCAAGACCTCAAAGAACAGCAGTTCAAGTTCAAGCAGTTCATTGACAGTAATGAGCTAGAGATACTTCGCACGGCTGATGACTTGAGGGGCATAGCATCCCCAACGGGATAAGGAGAGCCAAGTGAATGAAGAAGAGCAAATGATAGTAAAGGGAGAGGCGGCTGAAGTGCTACTAGGCACTGAGGCTTTCTCGAACACTATCGACCAGATGGTTCAAGGCACGTTTCAGACTTTTATGAACTCTAAGCCAGAGCATACAGAAGACAGGGAACGTGCTTACAGCCACTACAGAGCCTTAGTAGATATCGTTTCGACCTTGCGAGAGCAAGTATCAGTAAAAGACGAAATCATCACTAAGAACGCAGAACGCAACAACAGCAAAGAGGTTGAATAAGCACCATGTCAAACGTGCAAGAAAGCAACAACTTGAATGAGGGATTTCCCCTCGACCCCGAAGAAGCCATCTTAGCTAAGTGGGAGGACGCTGAAAAGCCATCCGAAGATGAAGCAGAGGCACCTCAAGATAGTCCAGAAGAGACTACGGACATTGTTGAGGAAGAAGAGATTACCGAAACTGACGAACCCGATGAGGAAGAAGAAGACCCTGATGAGGATGAAACCGATGATGACAATACTGAAGAAGATGAGTCAGATGACGAAGATGCAGTTGAAGAAACTGCCCTGTCTGATGACACTGAAATCGAGGTTGTGGTCTCAGGTGAAACCCAGAAGGTATCTTTGGCTGATCTTAAACGGCTTGCAGGACAAGAGGCTAGTCTTACTCAAAAGTCTCAGCTCGTTGCTTCCCAGCGTAAGGACGCTGATGCAGCTATCGAAAAGAACCATCTTGTGTTTCAAAAGATGTTGGAAAAAGCTCAAGAACGCTACAAGCCTTATGGTGAAGTGGATATGCTTGTTGCCAGCAAAACTATGGAAACAGAAGACTTCGCACAGCTCAGAAAAGAAGCGCAAGACGCCTTCAATGACTTGAAGTTTCTTAATGAGGAAGCAGATGCTTTTTATAAAGACATCAAAGAACAGCAACAGACCACACAGAAGCAAGCAGCTCAAGAGTGTGTATCTACGCTGAAAGAGAAGTTACCCGATTGGGATAACAAACTCTATGATGACATAAGAAGCTATGCTGTTACCCAAGGATTACCAGCAGCCGATGTTGACCAGTATATTGATCCAAACGTGATCATGCTGATTAACAAAGCTCGTCTATATGACGAAGGCAAGAAGGTAGCTTTGGTTAAAAAGAAAAGTGCAGCCACCAAGAAGGTGTTACGAAGCAAACGTACACCAGACAATAAGACTAGCTCGAAGGCGAAAGCTGAGAAGGCTAGACAGAACATGGTCGCAAACGGTGGTAGGGACTTGGATGATATTGCAGCAGCAATCTTAGGTAACTGGGAGACATAAAAACAAAACTTAGCCAAATAAGAAGGGAAAACCCCCAAGATGGCAATCTATAAGACCTACGAACAGATCGGACTCGCTGAGGACGTATCTAACATCATTAGTGATATCACACCAACCGATACACCAATGTACTCAATGATCAAAACTGAGAAGGTTCATGCGCGACAGTATAGCTACATGACTGACTCACTTGCTGCTGCCGCATCAAACGCACAGCTTGAGGGATTCACTGCATCAGCAGGTACAGCTATCCCAACAGTAATGATCAACGGTAACACCCAAATCCTACAAAAGACTTTCCAAGTATCAGCCACCGCTGATGCTGTAAAAGCCTACGGTAGAGCTAAAGAGACTGCATATCAGTTATCGAAAGCCCTAAAAGAGATCAAGAAAGACGTAGAATTTGCCTTTGTTGGTGCTTCTAACGCTACTGTAGCTGGTAACGCTACAACAGCCCGTGAGATGGATTCAGCCGATCAGTTGATTGGTGCAGGTAACACAACCGCTGGCGGTACAGCCGCACTTACAGAAGCTATGATTACAGCTACTGGTCAGGCTGTTTACAACAACGGTGGTGATGCAACCATTCTTATGGTCAAACCTGCTGACTCACTTATCATTGCTGGTTTCACAGGTGCCGCTGGTCGTACCCGTGAGTTCAATGATGGTAACAAAACACTCACCAATGCTGTCAATTTGTACGTCAGCCCCTTCGGTGAGTACCGTGTGACTCTTAACCGCCACCAGATGACTACTCATGCTTTCTTGCTTGATCCGTCAATGTGGCGCACAGCGTCACTTCGTCCGTTTGCGCGTACATTACTCGCAAAGACAGGCGACTCAGACACCCATATGGTTGTCGGGGAACTCGGCCTCATGCACAAGAATCCACTAGGATCAGGACAAATTGACGCCCTGACTTAATGGAGTGAGATAGGAGTGAGGGGATCACAGTGGATTCTGCTCTCCTTACCACTGCCCCTCACGCCTTACACCAAGCCCTCAGAGGAAACTCTGGGGGCTTTTCTATTTAAGGAGTTCTTATGAGTAAGATTGATTTAGTTGGAGTCCAAAACGACTTCAGTGAAGAGGCTGGCAACCTCGTTAGAACAGACAGCCAACAAATTAGTCAGGGCTTTCTTGACGACCTCAAGGACAAACGAAACCACAGTACGAACCAGCTCGAAGGTGACTTCCAGCATGTAGCTTCGATACCTGTCATCTTTGTCGAGAAGTGGAAGAAGGAAGGCTTTGACATCATGGATGGCTCAGTGCCTTTCAAAGAAATCATAAAGAAGCTGAAAGCAGAAAACCTAGATGGCTTCATGGCAACAGAAAAGAGTATCTGATGGCTTACAGTGGACCTAAGAAGTTTAGCAAGAAAGTCGGCAACAAGACCGTCCGTTACGGTGCTAAAGGCTATAAAGTTAAGTCAGGTACATCTGATGGTGACAGCTACTGTGCTCGGTCTGATGGTCAGATGAAGAAGCACCCTAAAGCTGCCGCAAACCCGAACTCACCTCTAAGACTGTCTCGCGCTAAGTGGAAGTGCAGCGGTAAGAAATCACGGAGAACCTAATGCCTAATGTGAATGGTCAGAAATATGCGTACACGAAGGCTGGTAAAGCTGCTGCAAAGAAAGCTGCAAATAAGAAGAAGAAGCCGAAGAAGGGGATAGCGTAATGGTTGCTAAAGCAGGTTTGTACAAAAACATTGAT